CCGTCGCTGGTGGGCATGGTCATGGGCACGCCGGTGGCCGTGCTGATCACGGTGGCCACGGAACGCATCCCGCCGAACGCCTTCAACGCCTCGATGATGGTGCCGGAGACTTCCGTGGGTACGGTATACCCGCCCTGCGCATCCGTCCCGGTGCTCATGGTGTTGCGGACGGCGGCCCAATCATCGGGCGTCAGGGCCTGCGGGCCGTTCCGCATCCACTTGTCATAGAGGGCGTGCGGCGTGTTTTCCCGTTCGTCGCGGGGTTCTCCCGTCAGACGGTCGGCTTCCATCGCCAGCGCCTTTTCATGGCGGGCAATGGCATCATCAAGGGCGGAAATCTCGGTTTCCAGCGCGTCAAACTGGTTGGCCGCTTCCTCCGGGATACTTTCGGGATGCCTGTCCAGAAGGTTCCGGTACTCGCGGGCCTTGGCCGTGCGCTTCTCGCGCAATTCCTGAATGCTGCTCATGCAAAAATCTCCTAGTGCCGGGTCACGGCAAACAGGCGGGCGGTACGCTCGTACCGTTCGCGGTTGGGGTTGATGGAAGCCGCCGCAGCCGGAACAACCGGAGCGTTGGCGTAGACGGAAAGGTTCCAGTCGGCCTGTGCCTTCGGAACGGCTTCGGCCACGCGGTCGGCAAACCCGCGCTCAACGGACTCTCCGGCGGAAAACCACGTTTCGGCCTTCATCCACCCGGCAATATCTTCCGGCGTGCACCCGCTTTTCTTGGCGTAGGTGTCCACCAGCGAAGCGTCGAGCTTTTCCAGCATCTCCGCCGTGTGCAGCAGGTCATCGGCATTGCCCGCCGTGAACGTCCATGCCTTGTGGATCATGAAGAAGCCGCCGGACGCGATCTCCACCTCGTCGCAAGCCACGGCCACGAAAGAAGCCGCGCTTGCCGCGTACCCGTCCACATGTGCGACAATCCGCGCCGGATGGTTCCGTATGGCCGCTTCAATGGCCCGCGCCGCGAACACCTCGCCGCCCGGGGAATTGATCCGCAGGTGGATGGTCGGCACATCAAGGGCGTTCAATTCTTTCACGAACTTCTCGGCGGAGATGCCGCCCCAATAGTCGTCGCTCACAATTACATCATAGAGGTAGAGGGTCGTTTCCCCGGATGCCTCAACCTGTGCCTTGGGAATGTCCGCCGTCCGGTTTCGGGCGTTATCGCGGAGAAGTTTCAACAGCCTGTCCATCGTCATCCTTTGCGACCGGGCGTTGCAGCGTATCGCCGCCTTCCACTGGCGGCAGACCTTCAGCGGCCCGGATCTCGTTTGTGGTCATGAAGCCCGGCTCCTGCATGGAGCCGCGGGCGATACGGTAGAACTCGCCCCGCGTCTTGGTGTCGCCACGGGTCAGCTCGGATTCGTCGAACTCGGCAAAGAAGCCGTCCCGGAACAGCTTGGCCTCAAGTTCCTGTTCAATGGCGGTCAGGTGATCGTTCAGGGTGAAGGTCGTGAACCAGCGGGCCATTTGCTCGACGCCGCTCCCCCACGAGGACGTCTTTTCCGTCTCCCCGATCATCACCGGGGGAACGCCGAAGAAACGGCAAATGTCGATGACCGAGAACTGCCGGGATTCGATAAGCTGCGCGTCCTCCGCGGACATGCTCAACGTCTTGGCCTCGCCGCCTTCAGTGAGAAGGAGGGGACGGTGATGGTTGGCCGTGCCCGTATACCGGGCGTCGAAAAACTCCCGCAGATCGTCGGCTACTTTGGGATCGAGCTTGCCCGGATAGGTCAAGGCGATTTTCGACAGCATCCCGTTGCTGAAAAAACGGGCGCTGGACTCTTCCGCCGCCAGCCCGAGGCCGATCCCCTGCCCCGCCGCCGAAATGGTGGACAGGCCCCGCTTGCCGTCCCAACCGACATTGGGGACGTGCAGCATGTCGTCCTGATCGTAGAGCCGCGCTTGCCCGTCCTCGAACGTCACCCGGTAGAACAGCCTGTTCCGCTCCACGCCGAGCCGCTGATCAAGCCCGAGTTCCCACGCCCAATAGACGACCACGTTGCGCGGGTTCAGGGGATACAGCCCCACGGGTTCACCGGAACGCGCCCGGATGATGTGGGCGTAGCCGTTCCCCTGAAGCACCTTGTGGGCAACAAAGGCTTTCCAGAACGTGGTGGCCGTCATGAAGCGGTTCGGCCGCAGGCGCAGCATGTCCGCCAGCGGGTGCCCGTGGGCAAGCTGGCGCTGTTCCGTGCCTTCCCGCAGGTAGACCTTCACCGGAGCCGCCGCCACAGCTCCGCCGAGCAACCGCACGCAGGCGAACACCGCCGAGAAGCGCATGGCGGACTCGGGCGTCACAACCTGCCCGGATGCTACGGGTGCGCCCATACCGAACAATTCGGAGAAGTCGGAAAAAGAGGCCCCGCCGGATACGCTGGCATTCTGAGGCCGCCCGGTGCGGCGCACGGTAAGGGGATTCCTTCTCAGGCCCGCCATTACAGATTCCCCCACAGGTCAACGAAGCCTTGCGTGATGACGGCGCCGGATCCTTCTTCCGGCACGGCCTGCGCCCGACCAAGCGCCATGATCGTGGCCACCGCGCCGTCGATCTTGTATTCGTAGCGGTCCTTCCGGGGATAGATGTTGTCCTTGGCGTCCGTGAAACAGACCGTGTTGGACATGCACCACGTCAGGACGGGATTTCCGTCATGGCGAATCTTCCCGGCATCCACCAGCGCGATCAGCGTCTTGAAGGGATCGGAGAAATTCTTCACCGTGGCCCCGAACTCCACCATCGTCAGGCCGGAATCCGCCAGATGCGTCACAAGCTGCGCCGCCTGGTACGGGTCATAGGGGCACTCCCGCACATCAAAACGCTTGGCCTGCTCAAGGATATGTTCCTCAATGGCGTCGTAATCGACCATCCCGCCGGGGGTGAGCGTGAGCCAGCCCTCGTAATTCCATTTTCGATAACTGTTGGCATTCTGGACGTTTTCAAGCGCGTCTTCGGGAAGGAAAAAGTCGGCAAACAGCGCATACGTCCCGCCGTCTTCCGGGAAGAGGTACACAACGGCGTTCAGGTCGCCCTTGCTGGCAAGGTCAAGGCCCATGAAACAGGGCTTCCCGGCGAAGCGTCCCCGCGACAGGCCGGGATCGGCGCACTTCTCCCAGTTCGTCATGTTGAACGCGGCGGCTTTGGCGTTGCACCAGATATTCAGGTGCTTGGTCTTGAACGTATTCTGCTTGGACGGGTTCTGAATAGCTTTTAATTGTTGTGACAGCAGGTAGTCTTCCATGACGGAAACACCGAAATTCGGGTTCGCCTTCCGCAACGCCTCGGGGCTCTTCCAGTCGTCTTCGGCGTCGACGGTGTAGACGATGGCAAACAGTTCCTCATCCTGAAGCGTGCGATCAAGAATCTTCCCGGCGCGGAGCCGCATGTCATAGCAGGGGCCGCCAAGGTTGAAGCCCGCTGTGGTGATGACGATGATCAAAGGCTGGCGGCGTGCGCCCATGCCGGTGATCATGGTGTCGTACAGGCGCGGGCTGTCGTGCTCGTGGTATTCGTCAACGATGGCGCAGTGCGGCGACGCGCCGTCGCCGGGGTCCCCGATCAACGGCTCAAATCTGGACGCGGAGCCGATGAGGTTCATGTTCTTGGCGCGCACATCCACGCCGTAGTGCTCCATGAAGCCTTCGGCGCGCTTGGCCATGATCTGCGCGGGGCCGAACACCTCCCACGCCTGTTTTTCCGTAGTGGCGCCGGAGTACACTTCAGCCCCCGCTTCCCCATCCTCCACGAACATATAGAGGCCGACCGGAGCCACGAAGCAGGACTTGCCGTTCTTGCGCGGCACTTCAATATAGGCTTCCCGGAATCTCCGCAGCCCGTCCTTGGCGCGCTTCCAGCCGAACAGCGTTGAGAGGATGAACTTCTGCCACGGCTCAAGTTTCAGGGTCATGCGCTTGCGCGCCCATTCCCCTTTGACGTGGGGCATCATCTCCTCAAACTTGATCACCCGCTCGGCTGCGGCGCGGTCAAAGAAATACGGAGCGCCGTCAACGCCGTCCCACCTTCCCAGATCGTCGAGCTGGCGCTTGCAGGCGAGGATCACCCACTGGCACGCCAAAATCCGCCCGGCGACAACATCGCGGGCGTACTGAAGCGCGGCCTCAACGTGGGGATATGTCGGTTCCTTTGCCATGGTGTTTCCTACAGGGCCGCGAAGCCCTTTTTCTCGCCCGTCTTTTTCTTTGCGCTGACGCGGGTGCGGCTGCTCGGGGACATGCCGAACTCGGTCAAATACTTGTGCATCAGTTCCAGCGACTTGTTGGCGATACCCACCAGAGGGTTCTGGATGATATTGCCGTTTGAGGTCGTTTCCGTGAGCTTCATGGTGCCGTCGATGTTGCGGAGCTGCTCTTCCGCCTCAACCCACCGCCCATAGGCCTGGCAGTAGGCCGCCAGTGCCGCCCGGTCGATGGTGGACAGGATGCCGAGTTCATACAGTTCGAGCGCCAGCCGATCCCATTCCTCCCGAGCTTCCGGCGACAGGTGTGGCGGCGCGTCGGGGATTTCCGGGTCCGGGGTTGGCTCATCCGGGTTCATCCGGCATTTCTGCAGCGTCCCGCGAACCATCTTCAAATGCATCGGCAACGGCTTACGTCCCGCCATATCCCGGTTGACCCCCTCCCCCCATTTTGCACAAACAAAAATCCACCTGCCCTATGCGGTCTTCGGATGGTAGCACCAAACATTTGATACCCCCCCCTCATCGTGTCACCGCACGCCCGCCGTTCTCCCGGACGGTCTTCCGGCTGTGGCAGGCATGGCAGAGGGGTTGCAGGTTGCTCCTGTCATCCGTCCCGCCGTCGGCTCTGGCCACGATGTGGTCAACATCCGTCGCCGGCACGATGCGCCCGGCCTTGCGGCACTCCCGGCACAACGGTTCATCCATAAGGATCTGCGCCCGCAGCTTCCGCCACCGAGCCCCGTACCCGCGCCGGTATGCGCTCTCCCGCTGGCTGTCCTGTTCGGCCTTCCACTTCCTCGCCCGCGCTTCCGCCGCGTCCTTGTGCTTCGGGCAGTAGCCGGACGGATCGCGGGTAAGCTCATGGCATCCGGCATGGCGGCATACTTTGAGCGGTCTAGGGGGCATCGTCTTCCCCGCCCACGGCCTCATCCACCCGCCGCTCCACTTTCCGCTTGCTG